GAAAAGCGAGGAATAGGCGATGGCCGTATTTCTATCAAACGGAGTAGTCGTAACCCTTAACTCGGTTGCACTCTCTGATCACGTAACGAGCGCTACGATTAATAGAGTTTTTGAAGAACTCGAAGTCACTGCGATGGGCGACTCAGCTCGTAAATTTACTAAGGGACTAGAGACTTCAACAATTACTCTAGATTTCTTAAATGATAACGGAGCTTCAGGTGCCGGAGCTGTACGAGCTGCACTGCAAAGCGCTTGGGGTACTACTGTGCCGATTACGCTAAAGCAGACAAGTGCCGCCGTTGGTACCGATAACCCTCTATATAGCACTACGATTTTGGTAAACAACACCACCGACATTAACGGCGCTGTAGGGGACATCTCAACACAAAGCATTACATTTACCTGTAACTCACCAATTACAATTACCACCGCATAAATAAAAAGAAAAGGGGCATCAAATGGCACGACTCAAAATAACAAGGGCTACCGGCGAGGTTACTGAGCATCAGATAACTCCACGGATCGAGTACGCCTTTGAACTCTATGCAAAGAAAGGTTTTCATAAAGCCTTTCGTGACGATGAAAAGCAGTCGGATTTATACTGGCTGGCTTGGGAATGTATTAGGACTAGCGGCGAAACCGTAAAAAGTTTTGGCCCCGAGTTTTTAGAGACACTTTCCAAAGTCGAGGTACTAGACGACGAACTTTTAAGCTAGGGCGGGACTCCTTAACCTATCAGGTAGCGCAACTATCTATACGGTTAGGGGTTCCGCCTCAAGCGGTACTAGACCTCGATGCAGAGATGTACAAGATGTTAATACAAGTGTTAAACGATCAAGCAAAGGAGGCCGAACAATATGCCCGTAAACCTCGAAGGCGTTAAAGGCACTCTAAAAGCTATGCGTAAAATTGATCCAGAACTACTACAAGAAATGAATACCGAAATCAAAGCGGCAATGATTCCTATCCGGGACAAGGCCCGAGGTTATGCACCATCGCCTCAACCGGATAACCTTTATGGCTGGAACGAGAATACGGTAGGTAGAAAGATTACAGCTCGTAACTCAGCCTTTAGAACTTTTAACACCGAGGGCCAATTACGCTTATTTCCATTGTATGACCACAGCACAGTTAAAAAGGGTATCTATTATGCCCAGGCTCCTAGCTCGCGTAACCGTAACGGCTGGCGCGCTTTGTACTATGTGGCCAACCGTTCGGCTGCTGGTGCAATCTATGAGACCGCAGGCCGTGTAAATCCTGGCGGATCATCAAAGAGCCGATCTAATAACCCTGGCGCTGGCGCTCATTTCATTAGTCGTATGGGGCCTTTGTACGGAAGTGAACGCGCCGAGCGCGGTCGTATGATTTTTAGAGCTTGGGAAGAAGATCAAGGTAAAGCTCAGAACGCGGTAATTAGGGCTATCACTAATACCATCAACTCCTTTAACCAGGGCAGATACGCGAAGGCTGCATAATGGCAAAGTTACCCAGTTTATTAGTTAATGCCGTTACAACCTTTGACGGCAAGGCTCTGACTAAGGGCGAAAAACAAATCAAAGGCTTTGAGAAAAATGTTAAAAATCTAGCGCAGGCTTTCGGTGTGGCCTTTAGCGTTACAGCGCTGGCGCAATATGGTAAAAATGCCGTTAAGGCTTTTGCCGCTTCAGAGCTAGAGGTAGCGCAGCTAACGACCTCGGTACGTAATCTAGGCCTAGCCTTTGCCACGCCTGAAATCAATCAATACATCGACAAACTAGAAGCGGCCACTGGTGTAAATCGTGATCAGTTACAGCCGGCGATGCTCAAGTTATTACAAGTCACCGGGTCAGTTACTAAGAGCCAAGAGCTGCTTAACCTCGCGATGGATGTATCGGCCGGGACAGGGACCGATTTAGCAACCACCAGCGAAAAGTTAAGCCAGGCTTATGTGGGCAATTTCAAAGGCCTACGTTCGCTCAACCTAGGACTTACCCAGGCCGAATTAGCCTCTACAGACTTTGAGAAAGTGCAACAGCGCCTACAGGTTTTATTCGCTGGCCAGGGCAAAGTAGCTGCAGATAGTTACGTCGGCTCGATGAACAAGCTAGCAGTTGCTTCGGAAAATGCCAGCGAGAAAATTGGTAAATCGTTACTCAATGCCCTGACGGCACTATCTGGCGGCAAGACCATCGACGATACAATTTCAAAGATCGATACCTTAAGTACCGCTATCGCTGGTCTAATCGATGCCACGGTAGGGCTCAAAGCCGGTGAGATCCTTCAGCAGTACTACGGCCTAAACGCCGGCAAGATTCCTGGTGGATTCGGCAATCGTTCATTATCGGCTGGCAATCAAGACACACAAAAGGCTGATGCCAAGGCCCGGGCCAAGGCTGAGGCAGATGCGGCTAAACGAGCTAAAGAATTATTAGCACTGCAAAAGAAATCCGCAATAGCCGAAAAAAATAAACTTTCGTTATCCAAGGCCGCAGCCGTCTTTGATACCACTCGAATCTCATTGGCCGCCGCTCTCAAGGCTACCTACGATAAAGAGACACGCTTGCGCCTCGAGGCCTTGCAGGCGATCGAAGAGGATAACGGCGATTTAGCGCTTAAGAAGATTACCGAACTGGCTGCACTACAAAAGAATTCAGATTTAGCAAAGTTAGCTGGTATTAAAGAGGTTAGCGATGCAACCCTTCTGGCAATTAACACACAATTACTTAATGAACTTACCGCTATTGATAAATCTAAAATGGCCGAAGGCGATAAAGAACTGGCACGTGAAGAGGCGTTCAAGAAGTACAACGCTGCAATTACTGCCGCTGGTCAGTTAGCCGCCAAAGAGTCCTACAGCGAGCGCGTACAGATTCAATTAACCGAGATAGCACGTTTAGCCTCTATTAGTAAGACCACCAGCGCAGCTACAACTGCCACGCTATTACGCGAGTCTGCTGAGTTATCTATGATTGACCGTGTAGCCAAAGCACAAAAGTTAGCAGACGATGCTCGCCTTAAAGCTTTACAAGAATATATAGCTCTACTAGGCAAGATTGGTACAGGCGGTAATACCGGTGGTCTAACCTCTAGCGGCGTAGGATCGCTTATACCTAAATCCACGGTTATTGATACCGTCGAGAAAATGGCTGAAGCTACTAAAGGTCTAAAAAAAGACGTAACGATCTTTGATCTATTTCCAACTTTAACCGATGCACAAAAGGGCGACCTTGGTGGATATAGCCCTACAATGAATTACGGCGGCGGATACCCGGCTACTTATAATATTAAGATCGAGGCAGGTTTAGGCGATCCAGAGGCTATCGCTCGAGCTGTTGAGGACGTACTTAATCAATCCACATATAGAGGCACCACGGTTAATCGCGGTTCCGGGGATTACACGATAGCGTGAGTACCTGGTTACCCGAATGGCGTATAACCGTCGGTACGACGGTCTACACCAATGTACTCAGCGTAAATATGGCAACGGGTCGCGATGATATCGATCTACAATGCAACGCCGGGTATGCCCGTATGGAGATCGTAAACGTAAACAATACGGCCTTCGATATTGACGTTACAGATATTTTGACTTTAGAGCTAAAGAACAGCTCAGGCACATATGTACCCGTATTTGGTGGCACCGTATCGGACTTTGGCATATCCGTACGCTCACCGGAAGAGGTGGGCTTTATAACAATCGGTAATATATTGGCCGTCGGTTCCCTGGCTAAATTGACCAAGGCCTTGTTTCCGGATGCCCTACCAAAGACCGAGGACGGCAACCAGATCTTTGACATTCTAAACGAGCTATTAATTAACTCCTGGTTCGAGGTAGCCCCGGCTCTACAATGGTTTAATTACGACCCTACGACCACTTGGGCCGATGCAGAAAACGTAGGCTTGGGTGAGATCGATCAGCCTGGACTTTATGAAATGATCTCACGATCAGCCGATCCGTTTAGCAGCTACAACTTATGCGCCCAGATCGCACAAAGCGCACTCGGAAATATGTACGAGGACAAGGCTGGCCGCGTATGTTATGCCGATGCCGATCACCGTACGGCTTATCTATCGGCTAACGGCTATACGACTATCTCGGCTAATTACGCTACCCCATCCAGCGTTAAGTCAATATTACAAATAGGCAAGATCCGTAACTCGCTCGTATTTAACTACGGTAATAATTACAATAATCAGGCCACGGCGTTAGATGCCGCCTCTATCGCTAATTACGGACGGTATCAGCGCAGCGTTAGTTCTAACCTGCATAACCTCAGCGATGTGAACGACGTTATGGATCGTGAATTAGGCCTCCGGGCTATCCCACGTGAGCAGCTACAGGCCATTACTTTTAGACTGGATAACTCGGAGCTACCCGATGCCGAGCGTAATAAGCTGATTAACGTATTCTTTGGTGAACCTATCGTTATTAACGACCTTCCGATTAATATGTTTAACGGGTCCTTTAATGGATTCCTGGAGGGCTTTGCCATCAGGGCTACGCCTCAATTCGTAGACATAACGCTCACGCTGAGCCCTACAGATTTCTCACTGGTTGCGCCACAGTGGGATACGGTTAGCCCGTCTAACCTGGTTTGGACAGGTGTAAACGCTACACTTATCTGGGAAGACGCTTTTGGAGGTTTGACATAATGGCAACGGTTACCCCGAACTTTAACTGGCCCGTTCCAACTTCGACCGATCTGGTCAAAGACGGAGCTACGGCTATCGAGGCACTTGGAGATTCTATTGATGCCTCGCTGGTCGATCTCAAGGGCGGTACCAGCGGACAGGTATTAAGCAAAAACTCGAATACAGATATGGATTTCGTCTGGGTTACTTCCGACGATGCTAACGCTATCCAGAATACGATCGTCGATGCAAAGGGCGATTTAATTACAGCTACAGCGGCCGATACCCCGGCACGTTTAGCGGTTGGATCTAACGGCGAGACACTCGTAGCAGATAGTTCCACTTCGACAGGTTTACGTTATACCTCAAACTTTGCAGCGGGTAAGAATAAAATTATCAATGGCGATTGCAACATCAACCAGCGCAATTTTTCAAGTGGTACGGCAACAGGTCAATA